ATAGGCATCCTTCTTATAGGGAACTGTTTCCAGTTTCACATTATTGATTTTACATGTGTTATTACCTGGTTGGATTACTTTCTGTACTCCAACATCTGACTTGATACCCTTTGTGCTTAATTTGCTCATTGTATATTAGATTAATGGGACTAATCAATAAAGATTTCATCCCAGTGAGTTATTAGTTTTCCTTTATCTGATACTTCAGAGATTGTTATCTCCTTGTTTCTTAAATGCTCCGGTCTTGCACCACATGATACCTCGTCCGAAGTTTTAAAACTTAATATATTCTTATTACCCTTTCTATACAGATACCCGATAGCATCTGAATTAGAAGTAGCTATTCTTTTTAGTTTACCTGTCAGGTCAAGATCCATTGAGGTAAAGTCATTTCCTGCTTTTTCCAGCAGTATTTCCTTTACGTGACCTGCCTGTATTGTTCTGGGAGCCCATGTCTTGATATAATCAACAACCTTTGTAAAGGCCTCTCTTAAATACATATAACCTCCACCATTCGGCAAACCTATAATTGTATTATACTTTGCTTTTCCACCAGTCCCTTCTGTGAACCAGTTTGCTCCCATAGGAGTTCTTGAATAAATTGTTTCTGCATAAGGAATACACATCTCCTCCAGAGCTGTGATAGTATCTATCACAATACCCTTATAAGGATTACCTGATTCTTTTATTTTCTTACCTATGGCCTTAATATCATCTATCGATGAAGCCTTAAGTTTCATAGCATTTACATAATCCGAACCTTCTTCCAAATCCAGTAATAACCATCCATCCAGGTCTGCAAATAAGCTTGTCTTACCTACCTTTGGCTTACTGAAAATAATAAGATTCTTCGGACTTTTAATTGTTGCTGGTTCTTTCTTTGTTGGCAATACAATTTCACTCATTGGTTCTTTCGTATTAGTTTATTTAGAAATTCCTTTTTACTTACAGGACTATTACATATAATAGCATAAAAATCCCTTATTGTCATTTGATCTATTGGTAAATCCTCATCAGGATTAGCCAGATCAAAGGTAAAGTCATCTTTTATAACTTTTATATGAGATATTACTTCAAAGTCACTTACAGGCACAATATATCTTGTTGCCTTTCCCTCTTCTTCAATACATTCATATTTATCTGCCCATCCTGCATCAAACGGCAGCATATATAATGTTCTTGTAAGATCTTCAGAGTAATTCTCTATATTTACTTTCTCAGTATAGAAGTCCTTTCCTCCGACAGTCTTCTGCAACTCATTTTTGAAGAATCCAATAATCAGTACTCCTGCATCTATACTTCTATGAGATTTGTTGTGATAAAAGCACTTTGGCTTATATACATAGTCATCTGGGTTAAGAGTTTCAAAGAACTCTTTGTGATGCTGAAATAGTTCAGCATGCTTTTCAGCTGTTGTTTTTTCTCTTGTGTCATTCATCTTTGTTTGATTTAGATCGTCTTTCTGCTTGTGGTGGTACAGGTATCTCCTCTATTACCATCTTTTCAAATACACCTTTATAGAAGGACATTCTTGTATCAGAATTCCTGCATTTCAAATAGTGCATTACTATAATACTATTATCTTCAATTATGTACCTGTCAGGTCCATAAAATCTTATTCTTTGTTTACCAGGCCGGCTTAGACCTACTACTGTATCTGCATGTTGCAGCATTGCATCCGAACCGAAGATATCACTCTCCAGAACATAATTTCCATACTTACCATCTTCGCTTCTCTCAGGACGGTCAATATCTCTGTTCAATTGACTTAGTATCACAAAAGCTATTGGATACTTCCTTTTCAGGTCTGTTATTGCAGCACCTAGATTATAGAGCATATCCAGCTTACTTTTTTCATACGGATCCAGTTTCATTAGGATAGTATGATCTAATGTGACCACCGTATTAGTATATACAGATTCTCCACCTACATTTACCACATGCATGCTCATATAAGCAATGATGGTCTTCTTAAAATCATTTACTGTACAGGGATCTTCTACAACATCAATCGGATACTTCACCCGTATTTTTGCATGTTCATGACATGCTACCAGATCTTCATCTGATAATATACCATCTGCACTACATAAATGCTTATAAGATTTTCCAAGAACACTTGAGTACTCCCGGATAGCACTTACTCTAGGATGCATTTCAAACTGAAATTCTAATATCCTAAATGTTTCACCATGATTGATAGTAAAGGATTCTCTTACAAGTTGATCCTTCAAACCTGTCTTGAATGTACCAGGTCTTCCTGCTATAACAGTCATACTATTCCATTCTAAACCATCAATGGTTGCATCATTAAACTTCTTCCACGGTGTCCTGAAACTTTTTATTGTACCTTCTTTTCTTCCTTTAAGATAGCGAAGACTATCTAAGAATCCATCTCTCTGTGATTTCCATGGATACAAACTCATAAGATTTTTTTCATTATTGGTTTTAATAAAAGGGTTGCAAACATAAACAATTTCTCCTATCAAGTTGCCTTCTCAGAGAAATATTCTTTGTCAGGTTCTTGACCAGTATCAACAGCATTGCAGTAATCTGCAAGGTCTGATATTACTGATTTATCTTTATCTTGTTTCTTAACAAAATACTGTGAATTTCTCATAAACTCATAGTTCTTTGCTTCATACTCATCAACATAATTGGCAGTTGCTTTTAGTACAGTTTTCCAATCGTAATTAAACTTAGTGAAGAACCATCTAAAATGCTCTACCAGATTAGCTGGAGCTACTCTTGCTTGTTTACCACTTGGTAGTTTCTTATTAGGAAACATTTCGAGATATCTCTGGATATTCTCATTAAAAGAATCACCTAGAATTATAACATCTGTCTTCTTCTTCTGAGTCTTAAAATAAGCTTCAATCTCATTCAGAACATCAAATGCTTTCTGACTCAACTTTTCACCCTCTACCCATGAATTCGTTGAGAGCTGCCTCATTTCTTGGTGTATATTTATTAGTGGTGGGCTTATTCCGTTTTTTATCGCCCACAATAGATAAAACTGATTTGGGCTTAATTGGTGTCGGATTAGGCAATGATACATTTGTTCCATATTTCTTGTTATAAAGTTCTTTTACTTTAGTTAGAACATGTGTATAGGTCATTATTGTTTCATTATCATTTGTTTCAAGAAGATTATTTAATGATTTTACACCATGTATTACCGTAGCATGGCTTATATCAAAGGCTTTACCGATTTTTTCGTGGGATAAGCCCATATCTCTTAGGAGTTTAAATCCTATTTGTCTATATAGTACTACTCTTCGTCTTCTTGCCTTGGTTTTTACTCCCTTAGGATAAACTAACTTATCACCAAGAATTTCATCAAGAATTTCAACCATATCTTTTGGTTCTATTCTCATATCTATATCAGCTTTAGTTTTTAACATTACAACGGGTCTAAATGGAATACCTAACTCATCCAAGTATTGAATGAGTAATCTATTAATTCCTTGTACAAGTTCACTTGTTGCTTTATTTAATTTTACTATATCTTCTTCCATATTGATTAATTTAATTACTTTTACTTATTATTACAAAGAAAGCCAAAAAAACCAAAAAATATACGGCATTTATGCTCAATTCAACGAAGGCAATTATAGTATTAATTCTTTTAGTAATAGCACTTATTGCCTATATTATTTTTTTTGGGAAAGGTGAACCCAGAAACGGGTTAGCGGTGGACACTAAGCCCATGAGGGATAGTATCAATATACTTATTAGGGATAGACAGGAGATAGAGACCAAGATCAGGTCTCTGAGTGACTCCTATGACAGTTTACTTGTTACCAAGCAAAAAGTTAAACATATATATAATGAGAAATACAAATTCATTTTTACTGCTGATCCTGCTAAGCTTGATTCCATTATTCGGAATATCGCAGGTATCTGATACAGTAAAATGTTATGGAGTTAAACAACTCCAGAAAATAGCTACCAAACTGGTAGCCGGACAGGAATGTGATACACTCCTTAAAATTAGTAATGAACAAGTTATCAACAGAGATTCAACAATTACTCTGAAAGATATACAGGCCAAAGGATACATTGCTGAATCCATGCTTAAAGAATCTATTATCAGCCATCATGAGATAGCAATTTCCAATCTTACAGCTGACCTTAAGAAGACCAACCGTAAGTTGAAATGGACTAAGTTTGGCTGGGTAACTACCTCTTTACTTATGACTGTGGCAGTCTCTTACTTTGCATTTCAGTGAGTTTATCAATCAGATCATTGATATTATCCCATTCTATCTCAATATAACTTTCTCCCTGATGGAGAGTTATCTCATGCTCATATGCAGTTATCAGTATAGAGTAATGCTGCTTCTGTTCTATTTGTTCATAACTTTTTGTTGCCATATTAATAATTGTTATATATTTGTACCGGTTTTGATTTTGATTTGATTTGAGATTAGCTCGGTTTGTCACCGGGCTTTTCTTTTTTTATTAAGTTCTTTTATTTTCTCCTCCAGTTTATTCATCTTCCAATCAAAGTCATCTTCCATAGAATCAGTATCTAATACAAACTCATTTTTTTCATCTATGTTGTAATATATATTCATTTTGAAAAACGTTCTTGGAAGTGATTCTTCTTTTTTACCACGTGATTTTATCGCCATTGTTTTTATATAAAATGTTGTTAATTTGATTCCATACATCTCCACTATCCCATATTTTAGCACCTTGATATGCTGCACTTGCCGGATGACTACATACTAGTTTGTAACCAGTCTCTCCAACAATATCTATGTATTCCTGAGCCATTTTACCCATAAATACATATATTAATCCTGGATTGTTCCAACGCAGATAATCTAATACATGAATCAGAAATGGTCTCCATAACATTTGATGAGTTCCTGGCTTACCTATTGTAGTAGTAAAGGCACTATTAAGTAGTAATACACCCTGATCTGCCCATCTTTTAAGATCTTTATCACCGGTATATCCTGCTGAATATATAGTATCCTGGATATTACTAAATATATACTCTAATGAAGGTTGTTCATATGGAACAAGACTACAACTGAATGCAAGTCCATCTGCTACTCCTATTTGTGGATAAGGATCCTGTCCAATAATCACTACTCTAATCTTATCATATGGACATTCTTCAAATGCCCGAAACATAATCTTTACAGGAGGAGTAAATCTCTTACCATCATTTGATTCCTCAAGCAGAGTATCTAAAATCTTCTTCATATCTGCAGAATTTAAGAATGTTCTCATTCTTGTTGCCCACCCACTCGGAGTAAGCTTTTCAATTAATTTCTTTTGTATGTCGGATGTATTTACTTTTTCCATATGTTTGCAAAAATTATTATTTATGTCTGACAAGAAAGTACCCGAAGATAAATTTGTGGATATTAATGTCATCAAAGGTGATGCTCAGTTAAACATTACTGTTCCTGCTGAAATGTTTGAAAGATTACAAAATCTTTTATATTCTGGAATACATTTTAAAGATCCAGAAACAGCTAAAAGAGCAATTACTGCTGTAGCAGCAGGTACTAAAGATCCTAATGCCGAAACATATCATGTTCGTACTCTTGTTTGGCTTCTTGGTCTAATTGAAGAAGCTGCAGAAAAACAAGATCAAACTCTTGTTAAGAAATTCAATCTCACTACTGGTAAGCATGTTGATTAACGCAGATTGATCCCTAGCATTTCACCAATATCCATACATGTTACTATAGCTCCTGATAAGTCATCAATACTACAATCTGCGAATGATTTCAATGTCTTATCAGCATTCACTAGTCCTGACCTTCGTTTAATTTCACTTTTCATATCTTCAAAAGTAGTTCCGGTATCCTTCGCCAGTTCTCTTATACACGCATGTAATTTGGCCAGTTGAGCATAAGTACCCAACTCACCATTTACCTCATAGGTAACTGATACAAGTTGACCTTCCCTCATATTCTGAAGAAAGATATCTGACTTGATTTTGTCCAGTTTACCTCCACTGGATATTAACTCTCCATCTTTTTTTACAAATGTTACTGTTATTGGTAATTGACTCATAATTCTTGTTTATTTTCAAATTGTTCTTCTACCATCTCTCTTATCTCATCTGCTGTCATCTCAACATCTCCTGTTCCACCACATTCTTGACAATCTCCATTTCTGGGTTCATAATCTGCGTGCTCTCCACAACTAGGACATATACCATGATCGCTGTTACGCATATCATCACCACAGCAGGAGGAAAAATCATCTCCTGTTCCTTCACAGAAATTACACTCTCTGTACTTTACAAATTCATCATCTTTTAATTGTGTCATAGTATGTTTCACCATAGGTACTATCTCTTAAATAAGTTGTTACAGGTGTATTACACCGAGGACATTTTCCTATTATTTTATCAGGTATAGTAACCCGGACAATACATGCCCGAGTTACTGATTTCTGATAAGCCAATACAGCAAGACACAAAGCTGTTCCTGCAAGTATTGTTGTAATAATATTATGCATTTGCCAGACTGAGTTTAACTCCTCCTGTAGGACTCTTATGTCTTATTAATGTTCCTGCAGTTACATGAAAACTAGACATTGCAGAAGCTCTTGATTTGAGAACTCTTCTTGTATTCTTATGTTTACTACTAAATTCGTGATTTACTATTTCACCTGCAGTCATAGCTTTTCCAGTTTCTCTTAGAACTCTTGGAAATACTTCTGCCCAGTTTACAATAGGTATCTTCATACCAGATTTCTTAACTTTCTTATTCTTTTTGTAAGGACCTCTTTTCGTTCCAAAGTTAGCATTTCTTTTAGGAGTGCATTGTTTTTCTTCATTAACAGTAATTTTAAAATTTGCTTCTTTATTAAGCATTCCAATCATTGCTTGGTATTTTCTTGCTTCATCAAGATGATAATTTATCATATTGTTGAGAGCATCTTCTACATTTTGTTTTTCTTTTTCCATTGTTTTTGTTTTTGATTATTAATTATTGATTTAAATTTCTATTTTTACTGATAGCCCGGCATCCAAAAGTGCCTCATAAATTGGTCGGAGCTTATTATAAGTTCCTCTCTTTACATCTATTTTTCCATTGTTATGTACAATCATAGCACATTGATGAGCTTGTTGCTCAGTATGCTCACAATACTTCATTAGTGCATCTATAACTGTATCAAATGAATTTACATCATCGTTGTACAGAATAATCATAGGTTCTGTTACAGTACCAGGTTTATTTAAGACTTCTTTATCATCCCTTATTATTACTGGTCTATCTATAAGAGGTATCATTGATTGTTTCATATTTTTTCAATTTTAATTGGAGATTCTCCTCCAAAGTGTTTAATTATACCTGTTTCAATAGCATCAAACATAGGAGATTGATCAGTAAAGAATTCCCCTAGAGATTCTACTCCCCTATAAGAATCCTTTACTGCTTCATAATCAGAATGTGAAATAAGATCTTTCTCTTGAACCATTCCATTATCATAAGTGATTTTGTATCTTCCTAGTATCATACTAATTGTTTTGTACCTGCTACTTGCCAGGTGATTTTACTTTGATCAAACTTCACAAGACTGTCTCTAACCCACTTTTCATCTACTGTACCAGAATAGGCAAGTATATGAATTGTTGCCACATCATCAGTACTCAATCTTAGGCATCGACCTAATCTTTGCAGAGTTTTTGCTGACCCTCCTGAGTAACTGTGAAGTATAATACAAGCTTTTAGTCCTGGGATGTTAACCCCTTCACTCAACTGTAATACTGCAGCTAACTTTGTTATCTCGCCTTCCTTAAACATCTCAAGATTCTCCTCAGAACAAGGATCTTTACTATGATGTCTATGATTACACAGTTTATCTGCCTGAAGCATAGTATTAGCAAAGAGAATACATTTATCATCAATTGAATTAAAGAGTTTCTTTGCATATACTTCTTTAGTAGGAAAGTTCATAAGAGCTTTCATTCTCATTACTCTCATTATCTGTTCCTCTTTTCCAGGTGTTGCCATATATAACCGGTTTGTCCAGTATGCATAATCAGCTACCTCGGATGTCATCCAGGTTCCACCGTCTTTTCTTGTCTTCTTTAGAGCCTTCTGATTATTTAATGGCATTGTATGGACTACTATTCTGTAATCATTCAGTAGTCCGTCTTCTACAGCATCATCAGTAAAATACTCATATACTATTGGACAGAATGCAGATACTATCTGACCTTTCTCTGAAAAATCTTTCGGAGGACTACCTGTTAATCCTAGTATCTTTCCTGTATGTTCCTTAAGATATCCTATACAAGCTGGTGTCAAACTATGACACTCATCTAATATCAGAATATCATAATTAGTATCTTTCTTAGGCATAGAGATATATGTTGTAAATTCCATCATATCTATTAAATGCCCCATGTTAAATTTTTCCATCTCATCCAGCCATGTCATAAAAATACTCTTCTTCGGAGCTGCTACCAGTACCCTGACATCTCGCTTAGCTGCAAAATAATCTATATATTGCAGACCAACAAGAGTCTTCCCAGTACCCATAGACATTGCTATTCCACATCTCATATGTGTAATAGCTTTATCTAATGCTATTTTCTGTATATCTGCTTTGTTCATGTTAGTTGGTTTAATAATTTGTATTTGTTCTATGGCAACCCATATTTTTTTAATTTTAATTTTTGATGTTCTATTGCCATACGATATCCTACAGCATACCACTTTTGATTATCATTTCTTACCATATCATCTATGCTAAGAGCACCTAATTCTTTTGGTAATTCATAAAAATCTAGTATATTGGATTTTGCAAGAGTATCAATAGCTTTTTCTATTTTACTCTTTTTTTTCTTTTTCATATCCTAAATTTATATCAGGAAGATCAAGAGCTAATGCATCATTTACATCAATAAAACATGCTCCATTATCCAGATTTTTTGGTTCAAATATTGCTTTAGCTTTTTCATTCGAGATAACCCATAGATTACCTGATCTGTACGGGTTTTTCACATCTTCAGTCTTAGACTGAACTATTCCTACAAGCAGGAATCCTTTCTCCATCATTCCCTGACATTTCTCACAGGGCTTTTCAGTAAATCCTGTAATATTCACAGAGAGTTTATTACCCTCAGGAGCATTTATAGGTCTTCCACATAAAATACATGCTTCATTTTCCATAACTATTAATTTGGTAATTCTTTCTGCAAAAATATACTTTTTTCACCATCCTTAGGATATGTGATTACATATGCAATATGTCCTTCTTTATCATGAACCTCGAGTATTATCTCAATAGGTTCCGGAGAATCAATCTCCTCTTCTGTTAAATGCACTTTTACAAGTTTAGTTATCATTTTTTTTGAAATTGTTGCTCTGCATACTCAATCAGATATTTTACGTATTGTGTAAGTACAGGCATATCCATAAATATAAATTCATTTTTCTTATCTTTTACTGCTTGTTCATACATCTCTTTGAGCTGTTTGAGTTGTGGATCATTTAATTCTATATTCATAATTTTAATTTGTTAGAACTTCAGACAGGTATCGAGCCTATCTGAAATTATTTTATTCTATATCTACTTTCAGACTTTTGTAATCTTCATCACAGTTGTGCATCCATAAAGAAACTACTCTACGAGCTTCTATTTTATCCATACCATATTCATTTACAAGATATGATGGTGATCCAAACATATTAGTTTCTCCAGAATCTCTTAAACTATCCAGAAATTCAAATTGTTCTATCTCATCATCTGTGAGATTTCTTGTTGTTTCTATTGTTTTACTCATATTTAAGAGTATTAGGTGCTATTAGGATAAACCGTGTTCCACAGTTATCACAATAGCATTTGGTTTTTGTTTCTTGTAATACCTTCTTCTTCATACATTCAGGACAGAGTATTTCAGTCCTTTTCATGATTAGTTCTTCTGTTTCATTCATCTTCTTTTTGTTTTAGTTCATTTTTCTTCATTAAATATGTTCCTTTTTGTATGTATTTTATATCAATACCATCCTCAGGAATACTCATTGTAAACTTTCTTTCTTTTCCGGATCC